ATCAGGACTGTTTAGTCCCCTATATTGCCCAGGATTTGGCGACTGCAAAGTCCAACATGGCCTCAATTGCCAGTTTAGCAAAGTATTCTCCCAAAATTGAGGCACAAATTGTCAACGCGGTTCGGGATAAGATTGAATTCAAGAATGGCATTACCGTTTTGCCAGAACCTCCAGCCATTAAAACAGGTCGAGGGTTCGCCATGCCTGTGGTGATTGGAGACGAGGTTGGATTCTGGTATCGAACGAGTGAAGCAGCGAACCCGGACTACGAAGTCCAACGCGCAGTGCGATTTGCCCAGCTACAGTTCCCACGGGCGAAGCAAATTCTCATCTCTACGCCGTATACGGAGGAGGGATTGCTGTGGGATTACTGGCGTGCAGGGACAAATGGACACAAGTTACCGTTAGATGAGCGTGAAGGGTATGATGGGGCACTCGTGGTCCAGGCATCCACGGCAGCTATTCAGAATCCACGAGTGACGAAAAAGAATCTCATTAAGATTCAAGCAGAAGATCCCGATGCGTTCATGCGTGAATCATTGGCGCGATTTAGTATTGGGTCAAGTGGATTTTTGAGTGCAGATCTCGTCACCGCTGCCATCATGAAGGGATGCAAGGAACGGACGCGGGCCATGAATGAGGGGGGTGCTATCCAGCCATTCTATATTGGGACGATGGACCCGGCCTTTCGACATGATAGTTTTGCTTTTTCCATCTGGCACATGGAGGCTGATGGGACGGTAATACAGGACTTGCTCAAAACGTGGACTCCGGACAAGAAGTCCAAAATTAGTCTTGATCCAACCTTGATCATTGCGGAAATTGGTTACCTTGTCAAGCAATGGAAGCTCTCCCTTGTGTATTCGGACCAGTATCAGCTGGAAAGTCTCCAACAGTTGGCATTGAATTATGGCTTTTCTATCATTGGGTCGGACTTCACAGGGAAAAGCAAAGCCAAAATGTACGGATCCTTACTCCAGCTAATGCGTCGAGGGAAGTTGAAGCTCCTGGATATTCCCGTAATTTACCAGCAGTTGACACAATTACAAAAGAAACTCAATGCCATGGGGAATGTGCATATTGCCGCACCACCCGGAAAGCATGACGACGTGGCCTCCGTGGTGGCGCTCGGTGTCAGTGTGGCGCTCCAATCCCAACCGAGTGTAAAGCCACCAGAGCGGAAGAAGACACTCTTTCTAGAGGGAATTGAGTGTATTCGGCGAAAGAATCAAGTTCCAGAGGAGATATGGGTCTAATGACAACAGAAGAACTCGTCATCGAAATGTTGGAGATGGTCCGAGAGAATCAGAAGTCCACAGCGGATTTGATGAAGTCACTCGTGCTAGCACAGGCCAGTCAAGCTGAGATGTTCAAGTCATGGCTCGACATGTTTAAGCCGCCGTCAGCACCACTCCCATCCTCAACCGCTGATGAGCGTGCTCTTGCCCGTGAGCAGATACAGTCTGGCGATTGGGAACCACTCGATCCAGCCATCATTCAGGAAGTGCTTAATGGATAATCCGCAGAAAGTTGAATTCCTTGGACCAGTGACAGATGAACAACTGGCCACCGCCGCAGGATCAACACCAACGTTGCAGGAAGGACAGTTGATTGCCGACACATACACAAAGTATGAAGAGCGTCGGGCACTCAGACGTCCGTACGAGGTGCAGTGGTACTTGAACGCCTCGGCACTCCGAGGATTTCCGGACGTTCGCTGGAATGCGGACTTGAATCGACTTGAAGTTCGGCGTGAGCCTGCTCATCGAAAACGGTATCGAATTAATCACATCAAGCCAAAGTATATTGCCCGAGTGGCGAAGTATACCAGGATTCCGCCCAACCCCACGATTGTTCCTGCCACAACGGATCGGGAAGATATCTTCAATGCCAAAGCGTCACAGAAGGCATTAGAATACTTCACGAGAAAGGGATCGCTTCGTCAGAAGTGGGTTCGTGCCATGCAGTGGGTGCCAATCACGGGTAAGGCATTCTGGGCCATTCGATGGAATGAAGAAGCCATTAGTCATGCCCCAACCCAGCTGGATGGAAAACTCGCACCGATTATGGGCGAAATCGAGGTAGAGTTTTGTAATGCCTTTGAGATTCTTCCAGCGGACCCAGGCATTGAAACCATGGCACATCAGCCAGAAATTCTGCGCGTCCGCCTCGTTCCAACGAAAGATTTAGAGAAGCAATATCCGCTTGCGGGAAAGATTCCAGCGGAAACTGATGCGAATGATATGTTTATTTATCAGCGCCAGATTGCCGATTTGGGCACTCGCCAACAGGGTCTTGCGTCTCGCCAGGGCTCAAGTGAAGAGGATCACAAGAACACCCACACGTTGATGATCGAACGGTTCACGGCTCCGTGTGCGGAATATGAGAAGGGACGCTACATTGTTGTGGCCGGACATCGACTCCTGAAGAATCAGGATTCATTACCTGGAAACTTTGCCTACCTGACGGAGAACCCATACCCGTTCGTTGAGTTATGTGATGATAATGCGCCTGGGCAGTTCTGGCCTGATGCCTTTGTGGAACGGATGATTGGACTCCAGAGTGAGTACAACGAATATCGGTCCAAGATGGGTGAAAACTTGGCCATGCACTTCTTCCCAAAGCTGGTGACTCCGAAGCAATTGGCGCTCGATGACAATGCCTATACGTCGGAAGCGGGAGAGCGGTTGAATGTGAATTGGATTCCCGGTATCCCAATGCCAACATTCCTTCAGCCAGCCTCTGTGATTGGTGATGCGTGGAATATTCTGAACATGATTCGGAAAGAGATGGATGATGTCACACTGATCTATCCGAGTGCAACAGGAGGGGCTGGGGGTGCGAGTAGTGGATTTCAAACCACACTGTTGCAGGAAGCTGCAGACCAGGTCCATGGTCCAGCAATTCTGCGGAATGCGCTTGCCCTAGAGGAAGCGTATTTTAAGATTCGTCATCTCCAAAAGCAATTCTATGACATTCCGCGAATGATCTCCATTACGGGAAAGTCAAACATTCCTGAAGTGTATGAGTTCTCAAAGGACACTATTGATGAGCATAGTGAGATTCGGATTGAGCCGGATACCATGATGCCACAGTTGCGTGCGGCCAGGGTGGACCAGATTCGTCAGATGTTTACGGATGGACTGTTTGGGGATGTCACGGATCCAAAGGTGCAGCGACGGGCGCAGGACATGCTGCGAATGGCATTCTCGGATTTCGAGATTGAACGGAACCAGCGAGATGAAGAGCAGGCGCAGATGGAGAATATCAAGATGATCTCCGGACAGCCGCTCACGAAGCCGCAACCGTGGGAAAACCATGAAGTCCATTGGGAAAGCCACATTGATCTGTTTAAGAGTTCAGAGCAGGAATTGTGGAGTCCTGAGCAGCGGATGGCGAATATCTTCCATGCGCTCTGTCATTTAGTGTATTTGAATCCCGCTGAAGCTCAGACCATGTCTCGGGAATTTGGCCTAGAACCAGCGATCGTGGAAATCATTACCGCATTAGTGCCGCCTCCCCCACCTCAGCCACCCGCTCCTCCGGGTGGAATGGACCCCAACATGATGGGGGGTCCTCAGAGCGGAACACCATTAGTTGATCAACTTGTGGGTCCCCCATTGACACCCCCAATGTAATGTGGTATAATGTCCCTCATTAGTTTCCCAATGAACTATCCTCCATTGGGCCATGTCTCCAAGATGACGCGATCAGAGAGTGGTTTCAAAAGCACACCATAACACCATCCGGTGTATGGCCTTTTCAGCGTGAACTCATGTCAGATCTCACTTCTACAGACGTTTCGTTTACTCCCGGCACGATTGACTTCACGGCGCTCCACGCCAAAGCCATGGCGATGCCAGAGGATCCAACCATTAGTAAGGAAGAGAAAGCAGCCGCAGCGGTTGCGACTCAGCCTACAAATGATGAAGTAGCCACGGTCACCACACCCCAGCCTGAAGGGACGGAGACTGTCAAGACTGAATCAACACCCAACGTGGTCGATCTCGCAGATGATGCGATGGTGCGGATCAAGGTTGATGGAGTTGAGCAGATTGTCAGTTATAAGGACTATAAGGATGGGATCCAGAGAGAAGCGACGTTTACCAAGCGTATGCAGACTCTGGCTCAGCAGCGTCGAGAGGCGGAAGCTGAGATTGCTCGTCAAGCCGCAGAAGTGCAGCGCCGTTTCGAAGAGGTCGAAAGCGCCAAGCAGCGACTGAATGAGAATGACCCGATGCAGGCATTGGCCAAGTTACTGGCCCAGCAGGCAAATCCGGCTCCACCTCAAGCAGATCCGAACGAGATTGCAACGATTGGAGAAGTCCAGCAACGACTGGAAGAACTTGCCAAGCAGCAGACCGCGCAACAGAAGGCGCAGTCTGAGGAGTTTCTAAAGAGTGTTCAACTAGCGGCAGCGAAGCTCCGCGAGGAACAGGCCATTCAGGCCGACGCTCAGAAGTTCTCCGCAGCGTTAGCAGCGAACTTGTCGAAGGACGAGTATAAGGTGCTCAACGAGGTGGTGCCATTCACAGAGAATGCCATTCGGTATCAGGTGTCTCAGCTAGACCCAAAGTCAATTGATGAAGCCATTGAGTTTAGCGAGAAGGTGATGCAGGAATGGGTGGGTAAGATTCAAGCCACGTCAACGGAACTGGTGAAACGGCAAGAGGTCGCAAAGGCTCGTGCCAAGATGGAACCACCAACAGGCTCGCCTGCACCAATCCAAACTGCCAAGTCGCAGCCACAGAGTTTCCTGAAGAAGGACGGCAAGATCGATTGGCAAGTGTTGAGCGCGCAGGCAAAGGCCATTATTGATTCTCGCGTCTAACGCAGAATCGGAGATATAGTGTATGGCATTTGATTTTACCGCCGCAGATCCTATCCTGAAGGAAGTGTATCTGCCAGCCCTCCAGGAGTTGCTGAACAATGCAACGCCCCTGATGAAGGCACTTGAGAAGGAAATCACCCCGGTCGAGGGTGGATCGTTTATCGTCGCCGTTCACCGCACCCGGAACTCGGCTGCTGGTATTGGTGTTGCCGAAGGTGGCACGCTACCGACAGCGGGGCAGCAGGGCTACGTGCAGGCGTCGGTTCCTGTGAAGCAGCTCTATTCACGTATCAACGTGAGTGGAAAGGCTATCGCAGCAACAAAGTCGAATAAGGGCGCGTTCCTCAAGGCGCTCGAAAGCGAAATGAAGTATGTCATGACCGACACCAAGCGGGCGATTAACCGCCAGCTGAATGGTGACGGGACTGGTGCGCTCTGTTATTCCACGGATACAGATCAGACCTCGGGTATCGTGGTTGATGACAACCTGGGTAACGGGACCACATTGCTTCCAATTGGTGTGACCACTCTGGACTTGGTCGATGTCAGTAACAACGACACGATTCTGACTCAGGATGTGGTGATGACTCGTGGAGCGGTGGGTACAGCGTCTACAGCAGCGACATTCTCTAGCGGCAACCTGTCAGCGACAAAGGCTGATGGCGACTACTTCTGTTTGGCCAATACCCTTGGTCTGGAGATGGTCGGTATTCAGGGTGTGATCTCGGCATCTGACCCTGTGGTGGTTGCGGGCGGTGGGGGAGCACGGACTGGACTTCATGGTCTGGCGGTGGGAACCTACACGGATTGGGTGGCGCAGGTTCTTGGATCTGACTCCAGCCGTCAGGATCTCTCATTCTCACTGATTCAGCAGCTGATTTCGCGGATCATCACTGAGAGTGCGGCAGATGAGTCGGACATTAAGATGTTCCACTGCCATCCTGCGATGCGCGATACCTACGTGAAGCTGTGCCAGGACGAGCGTCATTTCTACAACGTGATGAAGCTTGATGGTGGATGGGAAGCCGTCACCTATAATGGCAAGCCAATCGTGGCTGACGTGCAGTGCCGTCGGAATGCACTCTTTGCCATCACACCAAGCTCAATGAGCATTGCTCAGATGGCGCCGCTGGACTGGATGGACAAGGACGGAAGCGTGTTCTATCGTGTCGGTGATACGGATGCATATGGGGCGACAGCCTTCGTGTACCAGGAACTGATGTGCAAGAACCGTAACCAGAACGGTGTGATTCTTGGCCTGAATGAGGTCTGGGTCTAATACTCTTGAATGAATATGGGCCATTTCGGTGGCCCATATTTAAGATAAGGACCATAATTATGGCAAAGATTACAGGTATTAAGGAGCCGACGCGCCTGCGTGGTGACTATGTGGATGCCTCATCAGCAACGACGTTGAAGGCGTCTGATAGTGGGAAGACTGTGTGGTGGAATTCTGCCACGGCTGTTACTGTCACACTTCCTCCTGTGTTGAAGCATCAGAAGGGCGTGTTCTTTGATTTCATTATCCGGACGGCTGCAACATCTGGAACTGGCCACGGTGTCAGCCCTGATGCCAATGATAAGGTGTGGACACCAGGAGCTACCCCAACGGATAACAAGGATGTGTACTTTGCAACGGCCGGTGATGCGGTGGGGAATGGCTTTCGTCTGACCAGTGACGGTGTGGACGGTTGGATTCTCACAGCATTGAACGGAACGTTGTCACAGGAAGCCTAATCGCTGGGCTCAATTGAATAAACCACGGATGGGGGCTTCGGCCCCTTTCGTGTTCTTAGAGGAGAAACACATGTACAGAGTCCCGGAAGATTTTGAAAAGCGCATCGAACGAGAGTTTGAAGGACGATTGAGGATTCGTTATTCGAAGCGAAAGAACGAATTCCACATTGAACAGAAGATCGGAAGGAAGCTGTCAAACGTCCCTGTTCTCGATTATGATGATGATCTGATCCGAAAGAAGGATGGGTATTTGTTTGTCCTCGCCATCAGTGTTGGGGATAGAAAGCCCTGTCCTCGTTGTGGACTCACGCTTCACGTGCCAGTGAAGGAATTCCGGGAAATCAGTTGTGACTTCTGCCGCATTCGTGGCATGGAGCACAAAACGAGTGGGGGATATTTTCCACTCAACGATAGCCTTATTGATTATCTGAAGAGTTTGGATCCCATTCGTGGTGCGTCGATGCGTCTTCGGGCCAAAGTGGATATGGCCAATCGTAATCACGCCATGGCTCTGGAAACAGAAACTATCAACACTGCACTCGATGCTGCGAATGACGACTTTAGTAAGATCGCGGGCATCCCACGAGTAGGATACACAGGAAGTACACACAGTGCGAACATTTAAGGACTTGCAAGACAGTGTGCTTAGTTGGATGGCTGACGAGAATGACACGGGCCTTATGCGTCAACTCGTCCAGAATCACATCAATCATTACCATCAACAGTTGTTGAAGGAAGAGCGATATGATTTCATGTTGTGGCCTCAAGCTGAAACCCTCACAGTGGTCACGAGCCAGACTGTTTATGCGCTGCATCCACGCTTTGAACAGCCGCTCTATTTCTACAATCCCACGACAAGTGAGTATCTAGAGGAAGTTCCGGCCAAGTCCCTTCTTGAAGCGGGTATTAATCTCGCGCAACCGAACATGGAAACCCCGAATCGGTTCATGCTGACGGGGATTAGTAAGCTCAAGCGACAACCGTCTGAAGCGAGTGTAATTACTGTAACGACCACTGGAGGGTCTGAAGCAGCGGCAAACTCTATTCTTATTACCGGAGTGGACTCTACAGGAGAATATGTTACGGAAACTCTCTCAAGTGAGAATCCATGGACGACCCTCACCTCATCGACATCCTTTGTCGTGATTGAGGATATCACAAAGGTCGGGGCAAGTTGGTCGAGAACTATCACTGTGACTGATGCGGATACCAATACCCTACTCGTACTCTTAGCGACAGAATATGGGCGCCAGTATCGGATGCTGGAATTCCTTGGAACTCCCTCTGCTGCGGCATCACTCTCATACCGATTCTATCGTAAGCCCCGACAATTGGTGTATGACAATGATATTCCAGATCTACCTGAAGGTTATGATGACATGTTGGTATTGAAGGGACTCATTGCGATGCAAGGGTACTCTCGTGCCACACCAGAAGAACTTCGTGAGTGGACATCTCGACTTCGGACACTTGAACAGAACTTGAAGATGACCTACCAACAGAGTCGGTCACTTGGTGGGCGACCAACCTTTACCCGGTACATTCCTCGTGGATAATTATCTCGAAATCAAAGAGTGGTCTGATGGCGTAATTAGTTCCATGCCACCGGATCACATTCCCAATAATGCGATGCCGTATGGAATTAACACGGCATTCAAGTCTATTGGTGGAGGGCAGACAGCGGTTGGAACACGGCCAGGGCTGACGCTCGTCAACTCTACAGCATTGAGTGGAACTCCAGAAATTCGATACCAGACTCCCTATAACTTCTTTGAAACGAACCAGTGGACAAAGTATCTCGTTACCGTAGGAAGTGATGGAAAACTCTATTACAAGAATGAAGATAACACATACACGAATGCATTAGTACCGCCCACAAATTATCCAGCACCATCAGGACTGGCATTCACGGCCCTTACAAATCATATGAACGGGACCGTGATGAACAATCGTCTCTACCTGACAAACGAAGATGGTGAGATGCGCTCACTGGTGGGTGAGGATTATGTACCGTGGGGATTGACACCATTTGCCACATGGGCTACGTCGGATGATGGTTCGGCAGGTGGGGCGTCAATGCCAGCCGAAACGTATGACGTGTCCGTGACCGCATATAACAATGTGAGTGGTGGAGAGTCCAGCACTGCAACAATTAAGAATGTCACGCTCGCAGCAAATCGCCGAGTGAAGGTGTCGATTACACCAACAGCGGCCGAGTCCGCCCAATACACACATTGGAAAGTGTATTTGCGTCGGCAAACGACCCAGGCAAAATTGTACCAGGTTCTGGTGTTTGAAGATACGGGTGGATCAACGATCACGACGACAGATGGGTTGATTCCCATTGCCACGACGAGCGCCTGGATTGATGCGTCAGCAGCCACTATTGCAAATCATATTCTTGAAGCACCATCGACAAGTGAGAACAATCCTCCACTAACGGGTATTCGACATGTTACTACATATGGGCGTCGGCTCCTGACAACGGATGGTCGTTACATCTATTGGTCAAAGATTGATCGTGGTGATAACTTTCGTCCCGAAGATTTCGAACCTATTGAAGATGGTAAGGGAAATGAGATTGAAGGATTTTTCCAGTATGCGGATAATCTTCTCTTAATCTTCCTCACGAACTCGTTGTGGGGACTCTATGGCAATGATCCTCAAACATGGGAACTCAACCCCATTGATACCACGATTGGGACCAGCGCGATCAGCTCTGCAATCGCAGCGAATGGACGTGTCTACTGGTGGGCTGATAAAGTTGGACCAGTGGTGTTTGACGGGAACGTCGTGACGAAGATTGGACAGGATCTCCTGGGCGCAGATACCGTGGTGGATGGTGTGAATGCGGATCGTCAAAATTTCATTAGCGCTGGGTATGATCCAAAGGACGGGCGAATCGTCTGGTCGTACACGTCCACATCTGGAACCCGGAATGATCGACTTCTGCCGTTCAATTGTCGGCTGAATAAATTTGAAGCCACGTATTGGGATCCGATGGACATTGCCTCACTCTCAGAGGGGGCAAACAGTGATGGAACGCAACGGCTCTTTATTGGAAACTATGAAGGACAAGTATTCTACTTTGACAACTTAGTCACGGTTGATGCGGTGCCAAGTGGAACAACGACTGGAACCTTTACTCCAGCAGCAACATCCGTCACAACGATTACCTCATCTGGATTCTATACAACAGGTGCAGGTCTTGCTGAGCGGAAGGTTCTTGTATGTGATAGTAGTAATATTCCTATCGCCCAACGGATTATTACGTCAAACACGAGTACAGTACTGACGCTGGATGTGGCCATTACAGGACTTGTTGTGGGACAGTCCTACACGTTCTATGTTGGTGGACCGAACTTCCGTTTCTACTCTAAGTGGTTCGACCACGATCAACCCTTCTTGCGAAAGAGATTCGATAGATTGTATGTGCATCTGAACTCATCGAGTGGAGGACAATATGCGAGCATCTCAACCCAGGTAGAGTTTCTTGACGCCACGTCGAGCGCCGATGTGGTGTTCGATCTGGAAGGTGCGTTGTGGGATGTATCTTTGTGGGATGTGGCGGTGTGGAGTGGTAGCTCATCATTTAAACGGCGGATTCCAATCTTTCGTAACGCGACCGCATTAAGAACCGTAATTTATTCTTTTACTCCAGGGCGAGACTTAGTGGTCTATAAGATGGGGCTGTTAAGCAGACTTCTCAGCGATCGGTATTATGGCACATCGTAATAACCAATTTGATGCCACGCATCAAGATCGATATCATCCGTTTAGTCAATATGAATATGTAGATGTGAGTTTTGGTGCAGCCAATACGGACACACCTGTCTACTATCAGATCCTTCGGCCAAACAATCCAGATGATGTCCGGTTCTTGGACGTCTCGCGTGGCGCTGTCTACACGGGTGGCGCCGACTCTGTGCCGCAAGTGTATCTGTCCGCGAGTCCAAGCCGACTTTTGGCAGGTCAAGGATATGTGATGTTGCGGTCTACTGTCGCAAACTATTCTACTCGGTTACTTCTTTTCGTGGAGCGATAATGGCCATTTCCATTCCTTATACATTTAGTACTCAGACGACTATCAGTTCAGCACAGGTCAATGATAATTTTTCCAGTTTGCTGAATGCCCTCGATAAGCGAGGAGACACACTCACTGGAAATCTTACTGTCTCTGCTGGTGTGACAATTGATGGTGTTGACATCAGTGCGGTCATTGGCAGTGGCGGAACACTACTAGCTGTCAATGGGTCAGCGGTCACAAATCTAAATGCCACACAGTTGACATCTGGAACAATTCCTGATGCTCGGTTCCCATCAACGCTTCCGGCAGCAAGTGGAGCAAATCTCACAGACTTGAATGGATCAAACGTCTCTTCTGGTACTGTGGCGACTGGACGTATTGCGTCAGCACTCACGGGGAAAGAACTCACAGGGTACAGTGAGACACAGGTGAATGATACAATTTCTGGAAATACCCTCACTGTGGATATGGCGACGGGAAACCATCGGGCGGTGACTCTCAATGCAAACATCTCGACATTCACACTTTCGAACAAGCCATCGAGTGGCAAGGCGGCAGCGGTCGTACTCACGGTGACGTATCCAGACAACACGACCCGTACGATCGCGTGGCCCACAGGAACAATTTGGCCTGGAAATGCGGCGCCCACACTCACATGCACGAATGGGCGCAAGGACATTTTCTGCTTATATTTCTTTGATGGTGGAACTGTTATTTTCGGGACCATCATTGGACAAAATTTCTACTAATGCCTATCGCAACGATTGCTCTTCGGAACCAGCCCCTCGTGCTCACCTATTCTGGTGCGGCTTCGGGGATTCATGTCTTCTATCCGGGTTCTGTCCTCACGCTGACAACAACGGGAACATACAACTTTAGTTGGAATCGTCCTGGGATTGTGCAAGGTCTCTTTGTTGGGGGCGGGGGAGGGGGCGCAGGTGCCGCGTCGTCCGGAGGAGGAAATGGCGGTGGTGGTGGTGCTGGTGGGTTTTACGAATCAGCTGGGATCTCCGTTAGTGGGAGCACAAATACAGTTGTCATTGGAACAGGTGGATCTGGCCGGTCGGCTGACACAGGTGGTGACAATGGTACTGGTACAACGTATGCAAATGCTGGAATTACAGCCGATGGAGGAGGCGGCGGCGGGCAAGGAAATGTTGGCGGTACAGGTGTAAATGGCCAGAGTCGGACCAATGCCTCGGGAGGTGGAGGTGGTTGCTGCGATAGTGGTGGTGGAACAGGCGGATCCGGAGGAACGGGAACAAACTCTGGCAGTTCGCCATACGGAAACAATGGTGGACAGGGGTACAATATTAATGGAGGCGGCGGTGGAGGTGGTGGCGCAGGAGGCGCAGGGGGAAATGGCGGTTCGGGTTCCGCTGGAAGTGGAGGAGCTTCCCGTGTTTCAACGTTATTCGGTGGCTCCTATGCCGGAGGTGGTGCTGGTGGTGGTGGGGGTAATGGGACAGCAAATACAGGAAATGGTGGACAAGGTGGAACAGCCTTAAGTGGCTCAGGAGGAAATGGTGGATCAGGGATTATTAAGCTGAAATTGGCGTAATCTGTTGACACCTCGCTAATGATATGGTATACTCTAAGTCTTCTGGAGACTCTTCAATGGCCTTTACTAAGTGGATTATTGGTGCGTTGTCAACACTGGTGCTGGTGTTCGGAACCCTCTACATTAATAATGTAGCAGCCCAGCAAACTCGTCTACAATCCACAACGGACCAGCACACAAATACCTTGCTCCAATATGAGCAGCGTATTACCACATTGGAAGAGAGTAAGCGTAATACAGAAAGTTTATTAATGCGAATGAGTGCGGATATCGAGGAGATCAAACGTGCTGTGGTGAGGTAATATGGAACTCTTCCTCAAAAGCTACCACTCGATTGGACAGACGACACTTGGGAAACTCTATCGGGATGGAGCATTTGAGTGCTACATTCTTGAAGACGTTGTTCGGGAGATTCCGGGAAAACCTGTGAGTGACTGGAAAGTTCCAGGTAAAACAGCTATTCCGGCCGGACGATATAAAGTTGTTATTACCTTCTCGAATCGATTTAAGAAACCTCTTCCGCTGCTAGTCGATGTGCCAGGATTCTCTGGCGTTCGTATTCATCCAGGCAATACTCATCAGGACACGGAAGGATGTCTCCTTCCGGGAACCAGTTGCACAGCGACCAATGTGCGGGGTTCACGTCAAGCTTTTACGCGGCTCATGGCTGCACTTACTGCCACGACAGAAGATGTCTGGCTGACTATTGAACGGGCGGACCAACACTCATGAATGTATTGAAGACTGCACTTGTTACACTGATTTTACTTATCGGGCTTAGTTCGTCAGCTTTTGCTCAGTCGCAGAAAGCCTCAAGTGGACGCATCGATGCAGCCAATGAATCGGTGACATTATATAATGTCCAAGGCTATGCTACCATGAGCGTGGATGTGCGTGGCACATTCTCTGCAACACTGACGGCACAATGTTCGATTGACGGATCAAATTGGGGTTCGGCTAATCCTCTGACTCCTCTCGGTGGTGGAACCACAGTTCAGACCTTTAGTGCACCTGGAGCGTGGCTAAAGGGTGACATGGCAGGCTGTCTCCATGTCCGAGTAACAGCGACAGACTACACGAGTGGACAGGCTGACGTCTGGATTCGTGCGACTGTCACACCAAGTCCGTCGGCTCCTACACTATCTGGTGAAGTGACTGTTGGAAATCTTGTTGCCGACGCGGTGGTCGATAACGCGGCGATCAGCACAGGTCCGCAAATTGTTGGATTTGGTTCTGATGCTGAACCAACAGGAGTGAGTGCGGATGGTGATGCGGCTCGTATGTGGGTGGACCAAGTTGGTCGAGTTGTAACAGTTGTGGGTGGTGGTCCAAACACGTGGGTCAGAGATCGTGGAACCAACACAGATGGTTCATCCACATCAGTTGTCGCGGCTCAAGGTTCTGGTGTTCGGTTGTGTGTGACAACACTTATTGTCAGTAATTCCTCAGCCACTGCAGTAACAGTTGATATTAGAGATGGAACAGCGGGAACAATCTTAGCCACCGTTCCTGCAGCTGCAAATATGGGTGGAGCGGTCATTCCATTACCAGTGCCAATTTGTACGTCGGCAAATACGGCACTCGCACAGGATCCATCAGCAGCCGCAACAACCATTACTGTCACAGCTGTAGGATTTAAGGCGACATTCTAATGCGTTTCTGGATTCTGCCGTTACTTTTTATACTGTGGGGAAGTGTCTCTTCTGTTTTTGCAGCCCAGCCCACTTTAACGTCGCACTCATTTACAAGTGCTTCAACGGCCCAGACAGATATTTCAGTAACAATGTCTGCGGGGCAGGCCGTTGTTGTCGCATATGTTAAGAGTTCGACTTCAAACCGAACAGTAACTGTTACTGACGATAGTGGCTCAAACAGTTATACCTCAATTCTTGATTCTGGAAATTGTACAACAGCTCGATGCGTTCGGGTGTTCGCAGATTATTCTGTCGCAGGTGGAACGTACACAATTAGTGTTTTACAATCTTCAACATTTGTGGCATACAGAGTATGGATTCTTCTTTATACATGTGCCACTTCATGTGAAGCTGACGCAACATCGTTCCTTATTGACACGACAAATACCTCTCATAACTCATCTGCCGACTCAACAGTTATTGATACAAATGCGAATGCGACATTAGCTGTCATTTGTACTGGAGCAGATAATACTGACATGGGTACGACCACTCCAGGCGGTGCCTGGGAAGCTTTTGCGGATGGGATCGCACACATTTTCGCTATGTATGAAGACGATATTGCGACAGCATTTGCTGATGAGCGTGGTGCATGGACATCAAGTGTATCAGTCGTAACAACTTGTGGAATCTGGGCCATTAGTGATAGTGGCGGCGGTGGTGGAGGTGGTTCTGGAAGTGGATCTGGTCGCCTTATGCTGCTTGGAGTTGGATAATAATGCTGAAAAGACTTGGAATTTTTACACTTCTAACTCTTCTTCTTGGTAGTGTCTGGTCTGTTGAGGCCGGGCAGGTCTATAGAGCCCGACTTGCGTCTGGTTCACTTGACCCCGTCACAGATAATAACCCCACGATCCTCGCCACCTCCTGTCCTAATGGAACACTAGCGACATCAATCTCGCCACTAACAATTACTGGGCAGGCATCAGATAATAGCAGTGTATCCGTCTCTTGTACCAATGACAAAGGTGGAGCCTGCGTCGTCACGGGAACAACCTCGTGGTCGGCATCTGTAACTCTTGCTGCTGATGATACGAACACAATTACTTTTACAGCATCCGATGGATCTCCCCCAAACGGAACAGCTTCTTGTGTTGTTACATACACAACTCCAGATCCAACAGATCCGGTCTTAACCATTACTGGACCAACGAGTAATCCTGACTATGGATCAACGACACTGACAAATCTTGTGATGAGCGGCACTTGCCAGGACAACGTGGCATGTACACAGGTACGGTGTCAAGTAAATAGTGGACCTTGGGTTACTGATAGTTCCGTGGCAAATGGTTGGTCACTGACAGTTTCACTGAGTGTTGGGTCTAATATTGTCAGTTGTGAGGGATTTGATGCCCAAAACAATGCGGGTACTGCGTCAATGACCGCAGAACGCACTATTGACACTGGCACTCCGGTTGTGACAATTACTGCGTTAAATGATGTTGCATACTCTGGGCCAATTACAACAACAACAGGAGCTGTAAAGTTTTCTGGCACCGCAACAGATGCTGGTGGAGTTGTTCGGGTTCTAATCTTTCCATGTGATGCATCTGCCTTTGCGTTACAAAATTCAGCAGCCCAATCTGTAACCAACACAAATGGTGATCCTCCAGACCCAACAAACTGGACTTGGTCACGGTCAAATAAACGTGTCGCTCTCGGGACACATACCTATTGTGCTCGTGCTTGGGATGGTGACGGTAACATGGGAGAAGCGACTCCTGTCACCATTACATATACTGCGCCAGTTATTATTCATACCTCAACAGCTGGCGTCCCACCGGCTCGTCAAAATACGGCGTGGAGCTATAAGGTCTACGCGGAACAGGGTACAGGAAGTGTTGTGTGGGACAATGGCAGTGGGGGATCGACATTTGCAGATGGAGACTGTGCTGGATTATCGATCTCCGAAGTTCAAGATGGTGCATACGAAGCTGCGTTAATTAGCGGTACACCAACAGGTTTGGGGAATTGTTCACTAACCTTACGGGCAACAGACAATGGAAACTCCGCACTATGGAATGCGACTCTCGTTATTCAGTCTGGTGCTTTAACTGGTCCACACGAACATTATGACGCGCTCGTCGCACATGGCACGTCAAACGGAAATCTTGTTATCAATAATTCATTCCGAACGACCGCAGATAGAGCCGCTGCGGGTATTTCAAGTACATCCCCCTATTGGACAACAACAGCCGACGGAAATTGGGGTCGCCTAGAGTTCGATGAAGTCCAGTATAGCGGATTTACAAGTATTGCCGCCCATATTTACTTTGGACCAACAAAGCCAACATATGCTGATGGATCAGTACTCTATCATTGGGAGATGATGTGGGGTCCAGGACTCATGTCCTTTCAGTGTTTAGGAGGTAGTGGTAATCAGTTTCAAAGTTCTTACAGCCACAAGGAAGCACAGGCTCCAACAGATCGATCATCGGATCCTGGAACAGATCACACGATCTATACAGAGATGCAAGTTGGATTTTACAACGGTGATGGTCAAGCAGCTGATTGTGCACATGTTGGGGAAGCTGGATGGCGATTTTATGGAGAAGAACCACGATCTGACACTGGTGTGAAATTAATGCCAGATAAGCAGCAGCCAGGAGTTCCAACATGTGGGACACCGGCATCAAATGAAAATTATCCTCTCAAGATGTATACAGTCTATACCATTACATTGCTCGTGGAGATTGGAAAATCAGAGGCAGATTTTTCAGAGTGGGCTGCATGTGCAAATGCCGCAGCACTCCGTTCTGGTTCGTATTATCGAATTACCGCCTGGATTCAAGGAGAGTTTGACACTGCGCCAACACGCCAATTATGGCTTGTCCCGAATGATTATTTCAAGGATCGGACGCAGACACCATTCTACGATCGGTTATCCGGATGGTGGGGAGAATACGATACGTCTTCGAATGCTGGTGCCCTTTTAGGTCTGAGCACAGACTCTTATATTTATACTCGTAATGTTATTGCATTACGCAATTACACATTACCAGCCACTCCTGAAACGGACACGCTGATTTTCAGGCAACCGAGGCGATAATAATGGCACGAGGTACACGGGTCCTGACAGGAACTATCACGACGAATACAGACACGTCAGTTGTTCCTGCAGGTTCACAAGATGAACGAGTCTATATTTTATGGATGACCTTCACAGTTCAGACGGCTGGCACCACAAGCGCCATGCGCGTCGAGGATGGTGCAGGCGGGGATGTGATGGGTAGACTCAAAACAGAAACACAACACTCGATGCTCCATGTCAATTACTCAACTGGACTTCGACATTTTCCAGGACGTCTCATGACAGCATTGAATGCGCTGAATGTCAACACCAGTGGTGGGGCAGCGGCAACAATCAATTATGATATTGGGATTGAGGTACGATGATGAAGTACATACTAATGCTGGCGACGCCGCGTGTCGTGGTGACCGTCGTGGTGCAGGTGCCCTAAAGGAGAGACAAATGGCTCAGGCGACAGACGCACAAGTACAGCGATTCGCAGACGAGAGGCTGCGCCCAAGGGCGGAGCAGCTCGTGCGCATTCTCAACGCGATGGTCGACGATCGGGCCGCGATCGACGACGTCTATGACCGGCTGGCGAACGGATCGGCGTGGACCGATGGGCGCAGGGACGGCCCGCCGAAGATGCTCAGCAAGAATGAGCTTCTGTCCTACAACACGTTCGCAGCCGACCTGATCGCCTTTATCCAGGCGCACCCGTCCTGGCCCGTAGTGCGGTCTGCGGCCGTGAACAGCCCGACCGTCTAATCGATGGCGATCGTTACCCGGTACTTCTCGACGACTGGAGCCGGTGCGGCTGATGGCACCTCGTGGGCCAACCGCGCCGCGCTGTTCTCGGCCGGCAACTGGTCGACCGTCGTGACCGGGTTCAACTTCGCTGGGTCGGACTCCCTCCTGTGCCTGATTGGGCCTGGGACGTATTCGTGCGGTCAGCAGTTGCAAACGAGCACGTTTACCAACGCGCCGACCGCAGCGAATAACCTATTCCTGCACGGCTGCGACAGTAGCGGCGCTGCACTCACGCCGTCAAATCCGGGCTGGACAGCAGACACGCCTGTCGATTGGGAGACCGGGCTTCCGGTCATCGACCAAACGGCGAACGTGGCGACGCTCAGCTTCTCCGCGGATTTGTGCACCGCGCGGCTGATCAAGTTCACGTCCTCGGCTCGGACCACTGGCGTGGTGGTCGCCGCGAATCTGGACTGGTGTGTAGTGGTCAACTCTACCAGTAACACCTCGGCCGCCGGCGCAAGCGGCTTCTCGATTCGGAACTC